GTGCAGCTCACACGCAGAAACGCTAGAGGACTTGACTACTCCTCCCTGGCTGGACATACGGATGTTCATGTCGGGCCTACTCGGCTTCGTCTTACGGTTTTCAACCCGTGAGACACGCCTGAGTGGGGGGGCAGAGGTGCTTGACGTTGGAACCCAGCATACTATGCTATGGGCCACGAACGTGAATACACTTTTCCCACCTTCCACATATCGACGTCACTTTGACGGTACGAGATCTGGAGGGCAGTCAACTGACGGTACGGGGCCACCACAGCTCCGAACCACCTGTCCCTAACGAAACTGGTGCTCACTCACACGCGATACCCCTCGGGGCGTACGCGTGTAACGGACCATGTTTCGGAACAACTCGGAATTCCGTTCCTATCCGAGTTGGGTCTGACGAACCACGCCACCACGGCGTTTCCTGCTCGACGACCGCGCTACGCGCGGAAGTCGCCACCACGCGACAGATAATCGCGGACAGACTGCGTAAAAGGGCGTCCGAACGCCGGCTCCTCTCCGGTGCCGGCCTCGCGCCACACAATACGCATGTGCATGTCCCCGATCGCCAACAACTTCTCAGCGCTCATCGGCGCGAGAGGCGTGGCTGTCGCCTTGCGAAGTACGCGATCGTACTCGTCGTCCTGCGGATCCTCAACGCAGGCTGCTCCAATCCCAAGGAAGCTATCCAGCGGTAGCAGGCTTCCAGGATCAGCGCCGCCGTCCTGCGACGCTGTCCATACAGCCTTCCACCCCTTGTGCACAGCCAGGCGTCGACATTCGACGCCATGCTGCTGAACGGCGAAGCGCTCACTACGATCTGATCGTGGTTTGCACTGAGCAACTTCGGCAGCAGCGGCCCGCGTGAACACATACGCGGCCAGCTTGCGCACTGGATCCGGCACTCGTTCTACTGTCTTAGCAGTGAGGGGAAGCCCCACCCCCCCGAGACAGCTCGGTAGATACCAACAGCGCTTCGTGGTCATCAGGACGTCCCAGTTCCACTGGACGTACCTCTCTATGACCTCGTCGGGGTCACACAGACCCACAGCGCCGTTCACGAGTTGCTGGCATGAAGCTCCAGCGGGCATGACTCTCTCATAGCCACTCTCCTCAGAGAGGACACCCACCAGCCGGTCACGCTTCTGACGACCAAGCTCTCGTTCAGAGCTGTTCGTTAGGAGACCTAGAGACAGGTGGGGGACTCGGTCAAACTCGGGCACAAGCCCGAAGTAGAGCCACTGATCACGCGGCCGCCGCTTGTAGAATTCACTGTTGATGCAGAACACGTCTTGATGGACGTAGTTCTTCCCAACGGAGAGCTCAAAGCCGACGGACGCCGCGTATTCGGGCCAATCCGAGTAGTCCTTATCGGAAGACGACATGACGTCGTCTCCGTTGATGAGGAGGGGCTGTTGACGAAATCGACCCTTAAGTTCCGGATCCAGGTACACCCAGTTCACTGCTGCGTTCAGCACGCACAGGATAGGGAAGGATACGGGACTACCCATCAGCTGTCCATCAAGCTGCATGCCGGCAATATCGCCGGTACCCACCAGGCGACGCGACGGATCGTAGAAGTACGAACCGTCGATGTCGTCGCCATGGTAAAGCGGGTAGGTAAGGTCGTGACGTGTCAGACAGTCACGGAGCAGAGGACGATGTTCGAACGGAACGCCCATTCTGCTGTTTACGCAGTCCAATGCGTATTCCGACCAATCATGGAAGATCGAGTCCGTCGCCCCTTTGTAGTCTCCACTCAAGAGGTAACGATAACCCATCGCCGTGAAATCATCCGGTCTCGTGGGCCGCCCCGTCAAGCGAAAGACGGGGTGCCGCGGTAGGTACCGGTAGATGTTCCTGTTCCAGGTCTTGGCCACCCAATACTTCATCGCTTCACCAGCGGTGACCGTGCGGATCTTGCACGGCTCGAGTACGGGGAGGACCAGGGCCTGGACCGGGGAATTGGTCAAGGAAAATGGAGGGTAGTCCGCCGGCAAGCCGTAGAAAACGGCTACACCGCGGACAGGAGACCACTCCATCAACAGCAGTTCCCGATGGTGAGAAAGGCCCTGCGTCGGATCACCCAAGATCTCGGCGCAGGCACCACCAGCGGAACGTGTGCGTTCCCAACAACTGTTCATCGAAGGTACGTACTTGCGAACGCGGTACGTACGGCGAGGGAACACGTCGTTGACGATAAGGCGGATCGCCTTTTCGACTTTCGCAGCGAGCGCGTCGTAGACTTCCGTCGACGGAAGGACGCGCTCGGTGGTCATGGTGACATGATGAGCGAGGAGCTCGCGGACGATGAATTCGGACGGGCAAGGCTCGTACGCACGCTTGCTATGCAGCAGCGTTTGTGCGAGGCCCAGTGCCTTTTCACGTCGGCAGTTGGAAGGGACGCAGCGGGCGGTGATAATCCGTCGGAACGCTCCGCCAAGAAAGTACTCGTAGTTGTACGATGACTTGTGCTTGGGGAGCGGATTACCGAGGATGCGAGCCATGGGCCAAGCGCAAAATTGCTTTGCGCAGGCTTCAAGCTCACCCGCTGCCTCCAGAAGACAGAGACGATCGAGGTCCTCATCACTAGGACTCCACGACACGCCGAGCAAACCCAGCTCGACGTAAGTGCACGCAACGCGTGCAATCGCCTCCACCCGGAAACCGACCTGGATACCACCGTGGGCGTACGCATACTTAACAAGTTCGCGTACGGCGTTCCCACGGAGGCGCTCGGGCGGCCACGTGGCTTTCAGCCACGTGACGTATTCGGCTTCCGTCTTCCTCACCTCACTCAGATACTTCACCTGAGCAGGACTCAGCGATAAGGTCAGCCCTCGGATTATGGGCGTCGCTGAAGTGTTCGTCAAGACCTTCACTAACCGGTCCCGGCGCTGTTGAACGCGCCGGACCATGAATTCCATTGGACGGGGGAGAGAACTCAGTTTGCTCTCCTGTT